TAATTTGTAGCAGTGTACTAATGGAATAGTACAGGCATCTACCAAGCAACCGCAAGCCATGCAACTATTTACGCATGGCATCAGCGGCATCTCTGTTGGCACTAATCGACGCAGCTATTGAGGCCCTCCTAAACGGGGGAGCCTCTCAGTATTCCATTGGGTCTAGGACCGTCACCAAGCTTGACCTAGCGTCGTTGATGGAACAGCGAAACAAGCTACTCCATCAAGTCCAACGTGAAAGCGGATCGGGCGGCATCTCCCTCGGGCGAATCGTAGGGGGCCGTCGATGATTACTCGATTTATCGATTCGGTAGTCTCGGCAGTTAGCCCCATCGCAGGATTGCGACGGCAAGCGGCACGCAAGGCCCTTGCACGATCGTACCAAGGGGCCGAACCTTCGCGGGTAAGCAGCAATAGGCACCCGAAGAATCTACCAGCCGACCAAGAATTGATGGGGCCATTCGGGGCCGATAGGCTGCGGGCCGAGGCTAGGCGATTGGTTCGAGACAACAGCTACGCTTGGGGCGTTGTTGATACGATCGTTTCTTCCGTCGTCGGTGCTGGCATCCAGGCCCAAAGCACGTTCGAGACTCCCGAAGGCGATGACATCGAGGACATCAACGACCTACGCGATAAGGCTTGGTCCGAGTGGTCCGAAGTCGCGGATATCAATGGGCGGCTTACCCTTGAAGAAATTCAGATTATCGCCTTGCGTGAAATGGTCGAAGCGGGCGAAGTTTTGGTCAGAGTGGTCAATCTACCATCAACGGAATACCGGGGAATCTCTCGACCGATTCCGATGGCCCTTGAAATCATCGAAGCCGACAGGCTAGCGACCGATCGAGATACGTACACGATGGGCATTGATCGCGGCGATGGTACGCGGGTAATTCGCGGCATCAAAGTCGACGAATCAGGCAAGCCCCTTGCCTACATGATCTATGACGATCATCCGCTACAGCCTTACGCAGTCAGCCGAACGCCGAAGGAAATCCCAGCCAGGGAGATCATCCACCTATTCAGGCAAGATCGAGTCGGCCAGACGCGGGGCGTTACTTGGTTTGCTCCAGCGTTGGCATCGATCAGAGACCTCGGAACGTACCTCGACAACGAACTACAAGCCTCGGCTATCGCATCCTGTTTTACCGCAGCGATCAAGACCGAAACGCCATTGGGAAATCTCAGCGACCCAGATACTGGCAGCGGTATCGACAAGGCAGGCAATCGAGAGCGATACATTGAACCGGGTCTAATCTTCGATCTTAACCCAGGCGAATCGGTTGAGGTTATTAACCCGACGCGGCCAAACACTTCGGCGGGCGAATGGACCAAGGTAATCTTGCGGGGCATCGCGGTAGGGACCGGGCTAAGCTACGAGGTTGTAGCGCGGGACTATTCGCAGACCAGCTACAGTTCGAGCCGGACTAGCCAACTCGAAGACCGAAGGCGGTTTCGGATCATCCAGAAATACATCATTCGGCACTTGCTACAGCCTGTTTGGGATCGCTTTTGCGATGCAGCAAGCCGAACCAACCTCGACGGTTTTCCAGGGCCTAGCGACCTGCTAAGCGATCGTAGGAGGTTTACCCCCGTCGAATGGCAGACACCTAAATGGGAATGGGTCGATCCAGGCGTTGAGCAACAGACCAGCGAATCGGGCATCAACTCATTTACCGCGACCTACAGCGAAGTGCTAGGGGCTCAGGGGCTCAACTTCCGAACGGTTTTCTACCAACGGGCCAAGGAAAACCGACTCCTTCAAAAGCTTGGCTTGCAGACCCCCGAACAGCAGCAGCTAGCCATTTCAGCGGCACAGACCCAAGGGGCGGCAGAAACCCAACCAGCGACCGGCAGCGGCGAAATGATGGGGCTGTCAACGCTCCAATTCAATCGCAACCGCAAAGCCATTGCCAAGACCCTCGACGAGCTTTCCAGCGGGGCTATTAGCGAAGCGGCGGCCAGAGTGTTCCTATCGTCGGTCGGCATGAGCGAAGCGAGCGTACAGGCCCTAATCGACGACGCAAAAGACGGATCGGTGGACACGCTACCGGCTGAGGTGACGGAATGAACAAGCAAGACCTAATCAAGCGACGAAAAGAACTCGACGCAAGACACCAAGCCAAGCCTATTGAGGGCGGTTCGATCGTTCGCCAATTCGGGACCGTGAAAGATGGCCGAGCGGTAATTGCGACCGAAACGCCGATTGACATCTACGATCAGGATCGCGGATGGATCAAGCAAGTTTTGCTCATGGATGGTGTTCGGTTTCGCAACGCCAAGCGTCAATTACCAATCGTCGATTCACACAACGACAAGACAGTGCGCAACGTCTTTGGGTCGATTCGCAATATCGATATCGAGGGCGAAGAAATGCTTGGCTTGCCTGACTTTGCAAGCGATCCAGACTCGCAGATTGTCGCGACAAGATACACCGAAGGCCATTTGAATGACTTTTCGATTGATGCACAGATTCTCGAGCGTCAATTCATCCGAGAGGGCCAAACGTACACCACCCGACAAGGCAAGGTGATTGAGGGTCCAGCGGAAATTGTTACCGCATGGGAACCTCATAACGCTTCGATCTGTGCAACGGGCGCAGATCCGAATTCTACTGTTAGACGGTCTTACGACCAGGAAAGGGTTGAGAGAATGGACGAAAGCCTAATGGCAACGTTGAAGGGTCTTGGGTTGCCTGAGGGCATGACCGACCCGATGCAGATCATTGTTTACCTCGCAGGCAAGGCGGCCGGGCAAGCCGGTTCTGACGCGGCTCCGATGAGGCAAGTCGAATCGATGGCAGGCATGGAAAAAGAACCCGAAGAAACTATGCGGGCCGAGCATGTCGAGCCAACCGAAGACACCGAAAAGAAAGTCGAAGCCGAAGTTGCGCGGCAACTCAAGGCAGCCGACGACCGACGCAAAACAATCGTTGCTCATTGTACGCTTGCGAAGCTTGAGCGAAGCTTTGCAGACGCCTTGGTTGACGATCCATCCGTGACCGTTGAAATCGCTCAAGAAAGGATCATCCGAAAGATGGCCAGTCAACCACTAGGCGGGGCCGTCGAGGGCTCCAGTTTCAGCGTGACCGAAAGCGAGCATGACAAGTTTATGGCTCAGGCTTCGGCAGGTTTGGTGCAGCGATGCTTCCAAGGCCAGATCAAGACTCAAAAGGCCCCTGACGTTCAAGGCGCGGAACACTTCCGAAACCTTGGGCTCTATCGGCTTGCTGAGGCTTGCGTCCGGCGAATGGGCGTTAATCCAGAGCACCACAACAAAGGCGATATCGTTCGCATTGCGATGGGCCACCCGGGGATTGCTGGCCGATTGAATATCCGTCGATCGTCTGACGTTTACCATACCAGCGGATCGTTCTCCAGTTTGCTTCTGGATGCGGCCAACAAGACCCTTACGGCGTCTTACGTCGAGGCCCCATACACTTGGGACCAATGGGTAAGGCAAGCCCAGTCGGTTGACGACTTCAAGAACATCAACCGAATCAGCCTTGGCGAATCGCCAAACCTTGAAGTGGTCCCAGAAGGCAAGGACTACCCCGAAGGCAAGGTTGTCGACCAGCGCAAGAGCTACAAGATTGAGAAGTACGGTAAGGAATTTACCGTCACCTGGGAAACCGTTATCAACGATGACCTCGATGCCCTTTCCCGCATCCCCGCGATGCACGGATCGGCCGCTCGCAGGACGCAAGAAAAGGCGATCTACGATGTTTTCCTATCAAATCCGTTGATGCCCGATGGGTTCAATCTTTTCTCGGCATCGCACACTTCCGGGACTAACCTTTCGGGCGGTGCTGGGGCTCCAGCCAAGGCAACCCTCGACAAAGCCTTTGAGGTTATGGGCAAGCAAAAGGGATTGTCTAGCGACGTCTTCCTTGGGCTTACCCCGTCGATCCTCTTGGTGCCTTTGGCCTACGCAGGGACGGCATTGGAGCTTGTCAATTCGACGGCATCGGTCGAGAGCGAAAAGAATAGCGGCGTCTCGAACCTTTACGGTCGCGGCGGTGCTCGGCAGTTGCGAGTTGTTGCAAGCCCATACCTGGACGCCAACAGCGGGACCAACTGGTACGCAATCGCCGACAACAGCCTGATTGACACGGTTGAGATCAGCTTCCTGAGCGGTGAAGAATCGCCAGTCTTGGAGTCGGATTACAACATCCGAAACGATTCGTACATCTACACGGTTCGCCAAAGCTTTGCAGCGGCGGTTATCGAGCATCGCGGCATCTTCGCTAATCGTGCGTAGTGTCGATTGAAATCTAGCCCCTGGGCGATTGCTTGGGGGCTTTTTGGGACGGCAACAAAATTCACAAAATAGGAATATAAGAACATGGGCGACAT